AACTTCTTTGGTAAGTATACCAACGGACACATTAATGCAACACACTTTGATACTTCTAATAACGTAGCAAACGGTATTGTATTAGAAGCTAACTCATCTCATTTAAGATTTGTTGACATTGCAGGAGACTTCTTTGGTCAACAAACTAATGTCGTTATGCAAGGAGCAAGCTCTGGTGCATACGCAAACATAGTAAGTATACAATCTGATCAATCAGACTTATCTTCAAACACAGACTTTTATAAAGGATCCATTTTCTATATTACAGACGGACCTGCAAAAGGAAACTCTGCAGTAGTGTCAGAATATATTGTGACTGGATCAACAAGAAGAGTATTACTTGCTAACTCAATTACAAATATTGATTCGACTTGTAGATATGAAATATCTCCAAGAGTCTCAATCACTAATACAGACGGAACTGGATTGGTAGCAAGAGCTATCGTCAACACAGCAAACTTTACTGTAGACACTATTGACATTATTAATAGAGGTTCAGGATATTCATACGGCACTATCCAAGTATTTGGTAACACTGGTATAGTTTCTGGTACTGATGCTAACGGTCAACCAATTGTTGATCAAGCAAACAATGCTAATGTATCATTAGTTATAGGACCTCCAGGCGGTCATGGATCTGATCCTGTATCAGAACTTTACGGATCAACTGTAGGTATCTCAGTAGACTTTGCTAATAACGAAGGCGGTAACATATCAGTAGGTAATGGATACAGACAAGTAACATTATTAAAAGATCCATTATTTGCAAACGTAGAACTTACATTAGATTCTGGTGGTACATCATTCCCTGTTGGAGAAACAGTAACACAAAGTGCACACGACAATACTGTTGCTAACGGAGCTTATGGTATAGTTAAATCAAGAACTGGTACTTCTCTTGCTCTTGCAAACGTATATGGAAACTTTGTAACCACAGGATCTAATACATCATTAAGAATTACTGACGGTACTAACCAAGCAAACGTAACTGCTATATTAAGTAATCCAGGTAGAAGTGGATCATCAACAGCAAGTTTTGATCAGAGAATGATACTTACTGGATACAAAAACTATAACGATTCAATCGTATTAGTACAAAACGAACAAATAAAACAAGAATCAACCGATGCCACAGCTTTCATTGAGAGTATAAATACTGCTGCGAATGGTACGCCTATCTCATTGGGACTGACTAGAATGACAGGAAACTGGTTACAGTCAGACGAGAGCGGCACCAAGTATAACTTTACTGGTCAGACAAGTGGTTCTGTAGGTTACTTCACAGGTAAAATTATGCCTGATTTGGTTGATGGTAGTGGCGAAATACTATACATGGAAAACAAAGACGAAGTCACTAGATCAACAACGCAGACAGAGCGAGTTAAGTTGCTTATAGAATTTTAGAGGAATAAAATGCCAATTGAAACAGATTTAAACATATCACCTTATTACGACGATTACGATGAGAATAAGAACTATCATCGTATTTTATTTAAGCCAGCTGTGCCTCTACAAGCTAGAGAACTTACTCAGCTACAAACTATTCTACAAACACAGGTAGAAAGATTTGGTGACTTTCAATTCAAAGAAGGTACAATTGTAAAAGGCTGTGCTTTTAGTTTTGATAGCTCTGTTAAATATGCAAAGATTTTAGACCGTTCACCAGACACAAACTTAAATGTTAATTTAGATGCTTATGCAAAAGAAGATTATCTTAGACATGAAGGATCAAACCTTGTATCACAAATAGTAGACACAAGAGCTGGATTAGAGGCAACTGATCCAGACCTAGCAACATTATTCTTCCATTATATCAATACTGGTAACAATTCAGGTACAGTTAAAACATCATACGCTAACTCTGACNNAGACGTACTAACAGTTATTCCTAAGTATACATCTATCAATGCTATTTCAGTAACGGCTGCAGGCGAAGGTGTGTTTGATGTAAACGATAAAGTATATGTTACATCAGCAGGAAATACTGGTACAGGTTTTGTAGGTGCAGTACAAACTGTATCAAGTAATGTTATTACAGCCATCGTTGTTGATGGTGAAACTTCTAACGGCAGAAGTCAAGGTACAGGATATTCATTACTTGATTATCCATACGTTTCTCAAATTAAGAGAGGCGAGAGTGTTATCTGGAATACAACTAGCCATTCAGGTAACGGTGTTCTAATTGGTACCTATGCAAACGGACATTCAAATACAATTACATTACCAGTAGCATTAACACAAACAGCTAAAACAACTATTGCAGGTGCTGCATTTACAGCTCCAGTAGGTAGTTCATATCAAATGCATGTTGCAGATGGTATCGTATATCAAAGAGGTGCTTTCCAGAAATTTGATGAGCAAAGCATTATTGTATCACCATACACAAGAGTACCAGACCAACTTAGCGTTGGTATTATAACTAATGAAGTTATTGCTAACTCAAGTGTTGATACATCTCTATTAGACAATGCAGCAGGATTCAATAATGAGAATGCTCCTGGTGCAGACAGATTAAAACTAACTCCAGTATTGACTGTTAATACTACAGCAAATGCTAGAGCATCAAACAACTTCTTGTCTTTCGTTGAATTCCAAAACGGAAACAGAGTTATGCAAAACCAAACTCCTGTTCTTAACAGATCAGAAGACCACATTGCAAGAAGAACTTTTGAAGAAAGTGGTGACTATGTATTAGATCCAATCAGAGTAACAACAGAGACCAATGCTGGTAATACTACACACATCAACGTATTGGTTGGTGAAGGTGTTGGTTATGTTCAAGGACAAAGATTCGAAACTCTCGATACTACAAGATTCCCAATACCAAAAGCTACAACAACTCAGAATGTAGCAAGTCATACAATTACAACTGCATTTGGATCATATGTAAATGTAAACGAAGCAATTGGTAACTTTGGTGTTGATACTCAAGCAGAAGTTAAACTATTAAAAACAAACTTAAATGCAATCAGTGGTGGCATGGCTACTTCTGGTTCTTCAAATGCTACGCACATTATATACGACGGTACTAATTCAGAAATCATTGGTACAGCTAAGATTAGAGGTATGGAATTAGAATCAGGTATTGGTGGTACTGCAAACAGTAACTATCAAATGTATCTATTTGATATCTCGATGAATGCTGGTAGACAATTCCAAGACGTACAAGCAATTGGTAGACTATCTGGTTCAGCTGTTAAAGGTGTAGCAGACATTGTTGGATCACGACCAAATCTAATCGATTCAGAAAGATCAGCAGCAGTATTCCCAATTGGAGCAAAGGCTCTTAAAGGTGTTAAAGGTACTGCAAGCGCTGTTACTAAAGTAGTTAAGACTGCTAATATATCTGCTACGGATTCAAACACAAGTATATCTGCAGGTTCAGGTAACACATTTAACTTCGGATCAAGCGCAACACTAACTTCTTTACAAGAAGGACAGGTAACAATTATTGCTAAAACAGATGCTACTGGTGCAGATATTGCAAGTGCTGGCGCTGTTGTAACTGGTACCAATACAATGGTTACTGGTTGTGGAGATACTTCTTCACTTATAGCTGGTGACAATATTAAAGTTGGATCTAATATTAGACAAGTAACTCAGGTTGTTAACTCAACAGCTATTGTTGTAAACGAAGCATTGGGTGCTGCATCTTCATTGACAGTTAAAAGAGCATTTGTAAACAATCACATTATTCCATTAGGTGGAAGAACATCTGCTAACGCAAGCACATCAGCTGATGGTTCTACACTAACAATTAACTTTGGAACTGGTAACCTATCATCAGCAGTAGACGTAGACATCTTAGTAGATGTTGTGGATCCTACTTCTGGCGGTCTTAAAAAAGGTTTAAATGTATCAGCTGTTAAAATTAATCCAGCATCAAATACTTCTGGTCCATGGTGTTTAGGTATACCTGATGGACAAAAGATACTTGCAGTTCATTTAGGAACTGGATCTTCTTATAATACATCTGGTGCAGATATTAAAGACGACTTTATCTTAGACAACGGTCAAAAAGATAGTAAGTATGGTCTTTCTTATCTAAAACTAAAACCAGGTTCAGGTAGAACAATTGCATCTACAGACAGATTGATTGTTATGTTGAAACACTTTGTAAAAGATACATCAACAGGTTCAGGTTTCTACACAATAAATTCATACGATGCTATCTTAAATGATAAGGAAGGAGCAGGTGTTGCAGCAAGTAATAGTAATATAAGCATTGCAGAGATTCCAGTATTCGTATCACCGACTGATGGTAGAAACATTTCTCTAAGAGATGCTGTAGACTTTAGACCATATGCTAACACTACTGCAAACACAGGACAAGCTGTAGATTCTTCTAACATTACAGAGAACCCAGCAGAAGACAATAAACTAAGTTCAACCGGACTTCTCACACCTACACCAAACGAAGATTGGATAGATGAGATTGAATTCTATCTTCCTAGAAGAGATAGAGTAGTCATGGAACAAAGAGGAACAACTATCCTTAAAGGTGTTCCATCACTTAACCCTGAGCTACCAACTAAACCTAAAAAGTCTATGCAGATTGCAACTATTGATGTTCCTGCATATCCTACTATGGATACAGGTAATGCAAAATTCTTTGGTAGACCAGACTTAGGTGCAAAAGTAAAAGCATCACAACAAAGAAGATTTACCATGAAAGACATTGGTAAACTTGAGAAGAGAATTGATAACTTAGAATACTACTCTTCATTGAATGCATTGGAAAGTTTAACAGTAGACCAAACTATTCCAGGCAGAAATGATGCAACAACAAACAGATTTAAAAATGGATTCCTTGTTGATAACTTTACAACAAAGACAGCAGGTAATCCACTCAATGCAGAATACAAAGCAGGCTTTGATGTAGCAAGACAATTGCTTACACCTAAATTTGAACAGTATAACATTGATCTAAAACCAAAATTAGCAGACTCAAGAAACTCTCAACAACAGGGTGATTTGTTTACACAATCATATGTACAGAAAAAATTACTTGAGCAATCAACAGCAACAGGTACAAGAAGATGTACTTCAATGTTCTGGGAATATAACGGTACATTAAAACTGTATCCAGACTACGTCAACCACCATGATAAGACAACAGCTCCAGAGCTTGCAATGGATATTGACTTGGATATGTCAGCAGATACATTAGCAATGATTGAAGAACTCAACAAGATTCTTCCAAGCGTTGTTGTATCATCAGAAGTTATCTCAGAAGATTCTAAGAAAGATTTAGTAGGATCTGTAACAGAAGGTCTAACAACTACTGATACATATGAAACAGTTATTACAACTAAGACTAAAGAATCTACTAAAAAGCTAGCTGCAGAAGTTAACACAACTACTAAGAAGATTGGTGACTATGTAACTGATATTTCATTCCAGCCTTACATGCCAGCAATGACTATTCACTTCACAGCTACAGGCTTGAGACCAAATCTAAAACACTATGTGTACTTTGATGGCGTAAACGTAACAGCTACAAGTAAGTGGATGTACAATCCATCAGTACCAATGCATAAGATTTATAACAACTGTTTTGGTCAAAGTGCAGAAGATTACTTCTTCCCTAGAGCTCCTATAGGTACTGGATTTACTTCAGATGATAAAGGTCAAGTATCTGGACACATTAAGATCCCAGCAGGTAAGTTCTTCACTGGTAAAGCTGAAGTAGTTGTTACTGACATCGACGATCTAAGCAAGATTGGTGAAAAGGTATCACACGCTAAGGCATACTTCAATTGCTTTAACTGGTCAACAGAAACAGCAGAGGTCAATCTAACAACAAGAGAAGCACTAATTACTTCTTCTACTTCAAGTAGAGTTGTTACTACAAAAGACAGACAAATAGAACAAGTTATCACTACTGAGGATCCACCAGCAGAATCAAATACCTCTGCTAACACAGGTACTGTGGATGATGATGAAGGAAGAGATAATGGAGCAAATACAACCGTAGGTGATGGCAACACAACTATCGGTGCTAACACAACTAACTCTATATCAAATGCCGCAGCTAATGCTGCATCAGGTCCTTCACTTGGTAGATGTGAAATTGTAGATCCATGTGAAAGAGAATATTATTACAGAGACAATTGGCACTATGTAGCACACGAAGGTGGCTATCATCACCATCACTATAGACCATATTACGATCCACTATGCTGCTTTGATACAAGAGGCGTAGCTGATCCATTAGCTCAAACATTCATGGTACCAAGAAGTGGACTACCAGAAGGTTCACCTCAAGGTTTCTTATCTAAACTTGATCTATACTTCTCAGAAAAAGATCCAAATACAGGTATCGTTATTGAGATTAGAGAAACAAGAAACGGTGTACCAGGTGCTAAAGTATTACCATTCAGTAGAGTACATTTAAGAGCAAGTGATGTTAATGTATCATCAACCGGTACAGCTAAAACAGTAGTAGAATTCGAATCACCAGTAGCTGTAGAAGCAGGTACAGAATATACTGTGGTAATGTTGCCAGACGGTAACTCACCTAACTATTCAGTGTTTACTTCTAAAGCAGGTGGAACAGATTTACGTAATGCATCTAAGCAGGTCAATAATGACTGGGGTACAGGTACTATGTTCTTATCAACAAACAATAGAACATGGACTGAGTATCTTGATGAAGACATTAAATTTGCAGTTTACTGTTGTGTGTTTACTAAGTCTAAATCAGCAGTAGTTCTTGAAAACAAAGACTACGAATGGTTAACACTTGAGTCTGGAAATACAATTACTGGTTCATTTGTAGCTGGCGGTGAGGTATTCAAACAAGCATCAGCACAAACAGGTACGGTAACATTTGCTATTGATTCAACAGCATTGACTGGATCAGGAACAAACTTTGCATCAACATATGCTGCTGGAGACAGAATTGTTCTTCAAGCTAATGCAACAGGAACAGGTGCTAACAACTATGATATTGTAACAGTATCAACTGTAAACTCAGATACATCTATTACATTAAAAGGTACACCTAACTTTGCAAGTGGTGGTTCAGCTAAGACTATTAAGACACCAACAGGTATCTTCTCTTACTTGGATCCAGTAACTAAGACTTCACAGATTGAATTTAGTACTGCAACAAGTTCATCGTTCGCTTTTGCAAACGGTGACATCTTAATGCAGGCCGGTGTATACAATGCTGGTGATGTACCAAACTTTAAGATTGGCGAAGTAGCTAACCATGAGTTGAGTTATGTCCAACCACAAATTGGTAGATTAGAAACAAACGATACAACTGTTACAACTAAAATAAGAGCATCAAAAGTAGGTGCAGTAACATCTAAGAGTAATTATCAAGCATTGAAACTAAATGATAATAACTTCTTAAACGATAAAGTATTGGTGATGAGTAGGTCTAATGAGATTAGAGATAACAGCGGTAACAAGTCTCTTGAAATCAGACATATTCTTTCATCAGATATAGCTGGTGTATCTCCTGTAGTTGATCTACAGAACCAGTCTATTAAGATTTACGAGAACAATATTAACAACGATGCTACCAATGAGCATATTACATTCAAAGGTAATGCAGATACAAAATATGTATCAAGAGTTATTACATTAGCTAAAGACCTTGATGCTGAAGACATTAAAGTATTTGTAAATGCATATAGACCGTCAGGTACAGATGTTAAAGTATATGCTAAGATTCTAAACCAAGCAGACGGAACAACTATTGATAACGCTGTATGGTCAGAACTAGAATGTACAAAAAATGCTAATAGAAAGTCATCTTCTGTTGACAGATTGGATGTAGTAGAGTATACTTATGAGTTTAAGGATACATTAGAAACTACAGCAAAAGCTGGACAGTTGATTGCAACTTCAGGTAGCGCAGATGTAACTGGAGCAGGCACAGCATTCTCAACAGACTATGCTGACGGTGATCTAATTAAGATTGTTAACTTAGATGATCAAACAGATTATCAGATCAATAGAGTATTAGGTACACCAGGCAGTGCTACAACTATGACATTAGCAGAACCAATGGCATTTAATCAAACAGGTGCTGTACATAGTAAAGTAGATACTAAAGAACTTAATCAAGCATTTAGGGATCCACAAGCTCCAAACGCAGGTGAGGTCACATACTACAACACAAGTGGTGAAAGGTTTAGAGGTTATAAGAGAATGGCTATCAAGATTGTTATGCTTTCAGATAGCAAAACCAAGACACCAGCAATTAAGGATTATAGAGCAATAGCTTTATCATTGTAACATGGCAGCTAAAAGAACATTAGTACAGACAGAAAAAACAGAGTATGCTAGAGACACAGCTACTATGGCTGTCATAAATACAGATGCAGCTGCATTTTTGGCATATAAAGCTGCTCGCAAAAAAGCCAGCGCTGTAGAAGAATTGTCTGCAGAAGTACAAATAGTTAAGAACGATATGGAAGAGATAAAGCAAATGCTAACACAGCTTACGAGGGTATTATCAGATGGCAAGTAATAATTATACAAGTGCTAACGTAGTACCATCAGCTGATACATTTAGAGAGTGGGTTGATTTAACCAACAGAATTACTTACGACATGGAGAAAGTTGTCGTAACTGTTGCAGCCAATACTCAAGGTGCAAGAACATCTGGTAATGGCTCAGTTAATGGATACTTTAGTGCAAACACATTAATCGTTGAATCACACCTTCGAGGTGCTGATGCAAACTCTACAATCTATGGAACTGCAGCACCGCTAGCAAACTTAGTTATTATTTCTAACTCAGTATTCAAAGCTAATAGTTCTCATGCTGCTATTATTCATGCTCAAGCCAATGCTCACTTTACAGGTGAACAAGTAGAAGCATCATCAAACGTATTCATTAATAGTACAGCATCAGTATTCCAAAGTAATGCAACACTGAACGATTTTAACTCACCTGTAGATATAGACAATGCATTAACAACTATCAATTCAACAAATACGCTTATTGCAGCTGGTGAACTAAATGTAACATCAAATGCTGCGTTTGAAGCTAACGTATCTATGGATGCGCATACTGTAGAGTTAAGCTCTAATAACGTAAAGATAACGGCTAATACCGATGTTTTCCAATCAAATGCAACACTGAATGATTTCAATAGTAACGTAGCAATCAATGCTGCAAATGTTTATATTGAAGCAACTAATACACACATAGGTGGTTCAGCAGGTGCTGAGTTAAACGTAGATGCTAACACAGTATTCACAGCTAATGTTAATATTACAGACGCTGCAGCCGATCTTAATATTGGTGCAGATGTTGTTGTAATTAATAGTTCAGCAACAACGTTCCAATCAGATGCTGGAACAAACATACTCAACACACCAGTAGATATCAATGCTGATGTGGACGTTGACAATGCTATAACAGATTTCAACTCGTCAACTAAAGTGGCAATCAACGGACCACTATTAGACATCAATTCAGCTACAGTAGATATTGATAGTGCAACATTAGTAGACATTAACGTACCAGACTTTAATGTATCTGGTGCAAACGTAACAATATCTTCAGACCAAGTAGATATAGCAGCTGCTGATGCAGTTTTTGTGAAAGGAGCTAATACTACAATTGGTGATGCAAACTCAGACGTATTGTCAGTTAATGCTAACACAGTACTTAACGACAAACTTAAAGTAGTAAAAGCAGTAGACTTAGATTCTACTCTTAATGTAGATGGTGCAACAACACTAAACGGTGCAGTCACACTTGGTGATGCAACTGCTGACGACCTTACATTTATTGGTAGAGCAGCAAGTGGCATTACACCAAAAGCAAATGGTACATTATCATTAGGTACTGCAGGATTAAGATTTGATGGTCAATTTGACGATCTAGTGGCAGATGACTTAACAGTAGATGACGATGCAGGGATTGGCGGAGACCTTACTGTATCTGGTGCAGGCACAGTAGATGGAGTACTAACTGTAAACTCTGCTCTGTCTGTTACATATCCAGGAAGCACAAGAACAATTATTGCAGGTGCTGGCACAACTGCATCAGATAGATTCGTAATCAAATCACAGGTTGGTAATACTGAATTTGGTCTTATGCCTCTACAAGGTAATAACGTACCTCTTGGAAACAACACAAACAGATGGGTAGTATCAGGTAAGACTGGTAACTTCTCAAATACATTAGCAGCAGGTACAACTACAATTACTGGTGACATTATTGTTTCTGGTGAAGTAGACGGTGCAACACTTGATATTAGTAGCACTGCAGACATTGCTGGTAATGTAGACATGCATGCAGGCCTAGATTTAGAAGGTGCATTCAATCATACATCTGGTGCACATGCAGTAACCGGTGCAGCAACATTTGCAAGCACTTTAGGTGTTACGGGTGCAGCAACATTAGCAGACACTTTAGGTGTTACTGGCGCAACCACATTAGGCAATAAATTAACCGTAAACAATACAACAGAAGCAAACGCTACTCACGGATCAATAAAAACAACTGGC